TAAATCGTTAGTCGGAATACGCAAAACGTCACCAACTCCAATAGTCTTCGCAGAACTTAGCTGCGCTGTAACTAATTGGTTACCAGATGTAGAAGCATCATAAATTGCAACCCAGTTAATTGACCCCCAAGCTGACGTAGCGGGTGACCACTCTATAGCTGCTGAATTAGTCGCAGCCCCAGATGTTACGGTAAACGTAGCAGACTGACGCGCATAGGCAGAGCCAGAAGTAGATACTTCTGTTCCACCAGATTCAGGATTACCTACGAACAGCGCCACATAAAGCGCAGCAGGTTTTGTGAAAGCCGTTGGACCAAGCAAATGGTTCAAGAGGTTCTGATCTGTGTAAGCGGTAAAAGCCATCAGAAACTCCTTAACCGAATACTACGCGATTACGGGCTACCAATGGCCCACCGCTATGCAATGCCTTGTCGCTCTCAAGTTGCAATGAATCAAGTCGAGAGTTGTACATGCCACCGAATAACCCGACGCGCTGATCGTCCAAGAGGAACGGTGATGCGTGAACGAGAGCACCATAGAGATACAGGTCTGGAGCTTTGACGAGCAACCAGTTAGAAGTAACGCTTACACTGAGAGACGGGATCTTACCGTAATAGATCATCTCGATGTCGATATCTGTCGCTGGCGCAGGAACAATCTCAAGCGCATCATCCATAATCGAATAGAATGACGGCTGAGTGATAATCTGCTGCTTCAAGATGCGGTCTGCCTCATCGAGCGTCACGAAACGCAGCGGCTGCTTACCGTCAATGATATGGATATTGATTGCCTCAAGCCAGTCAGCAGGAAGCGCTACATATTCTTGATCACTGGTAGCCTGAGCGCGCACAGCCATCTTCTGGTGGCGCAAACGGCTGTTCACATCAGCTTCTACGAATTGAATAAAAGTCGGGATCTGCGACGTTAAATCGTCACGGTTCAACCATGACGCGATCTCGGACTGGAGTGTGGCGTAACTCGTAATTGTCATCGTCAGCTCGTGTAATGGTGAGTCCGATACGGACGGGCTTCTTCAGTAGTCAACCACCGCTTCAAGGCATTCTTGTCGTGAAGAATACCACGCTCCTTAAGCTGCAACAAAACAAGCATAGGAAGACGAGCGACTCTAACCATGTCTCCAGATCTGGTTGTCCGTGAAACATTGTTCATCTCTTCTTGGTTAAACTTTGCAACATCAGCGATATCTGTCGTGTCAATCAGGTGCATCGTACCATCATGCTCGACCTTCATCTTGGTAGTCGTTCCGGTAAACCCGTCATGCCCAATGATGAACTCACCCGGTGCGTAATCTTGCTGCTTCATAGTGCTCCCCAAGAGAAAAGAGGGGCGGCGAACCGCCCCTCTCTATTATCAGGCTGAAGGCGTGAGGTTTGCGATAGCAGCATGAGCCTTTTCAGCTTTCATGCGGAGACCGTATTCCACAACGAGTTCTTTCTTCATCGAGTCGCCGGTCTGGGCGATGTCGATTGTCTCGAAAGGACGGAGATATGCAACAGATGCGTATTCTGGGTCGAGAACGAGTGCGAAGCGCTCATCAGCAAAGCGGTTCGGAACCATTGAAACTTCACCGAAATCACTGAGATACACGTCAGCGGTAGCGATGATGCCAGCAGGCTGAACCTGATTGTAGGTGATGCGCTGTTGAGCGATACCTGCAAAGCCAGAAGCAACCGTCTTGTTGTACGGACCCGTCATAAGGATCTTTGCTTCGCCGCCTTCTGCCCAGACGTTCTGAATTGCCGTCTTGAGCATGGTTTCAGTGAAAGCAACGTCCGTCGCTGTCGAGAGGTTCGTCCATGCAGCGTTTGGATAACCGTTAGGCGAAGACGAGAGCGTAGGCTTCGTTGCTCCGTTGGTGATCGAGTTCGTGATCAACCATGCAGGAACGCCAGCGGTGTAACGAGCTGTTGAGCTGTTACCAGCAGAAGCAGCTTGGTTCGACAGGAGGATCTTTTCCATGTCGCGCTTGAGTTCCTTCGCAGCTTTAGCCTGATTGTAGGCCAAGAGCGTACGCATACCAGCCATATTGACAGACTGAGCCGTACCAGAAACTGCAATGACCTTACCGCTGATCTGCGTGTAGTTTGCAACGCGGTTAGTATCGGTGAAGTCCGTGTTACCAGCGTCTGCACCTTCGACGAGGGCGTTTGAGCCGTTCGCTGCTGCGAGGGCATCGGTCTGCCATTCGAAATAGGTGTTGTCAGCCGTGTCGCGGCCTACGTTCGACATGAACGGGGTCGAAGTTGGGCTGATGTCATAGATGATGTTCGAGAGATCTTCGCGCTGTTCGTTTACAGCTTGGTAGGTTTGAATTTTGCTTACGGAAGCCATTATTTTCTCCTGCTTTCCATTAGACCAAAGAGTTTAGCAGCGTCATCGACGCTACCAGTTTTACTGAGACGCATTTTCGCGCGAGAAACTTCGGTCTGCTGCTTTGGTGCAGAGGCAACTGTACCTGAACGCAACGGCTTAGGACCTTCCTTTTTATCAGGCTGGGGTTTCTTAGCCATTAACATGTCGTACTTCCTTGCCTTCTCAAGAACAAGAATAGCTCGTGGATCATAGGCTTGGGCTAGTTCGTCTTCAGAATAACCGACTTTCTGTCCGTATTCCTTCAAACGTGTCCGTGCCTCGTTCCACTTATCGGCATCGTTCCATTCCGGAACCTGCTTCACCAAATACTGGCGACCTTGGTCCACAATAGTCTTCAACCGATCTTGCTCTTCCTTCTGCTGCAAATAGCTGAGACGTTCCTTTTCGGCTTTCGTCGCAACCATGCGGGACTGATAGTCTCGCCATTGCTTTTCGACCAGAGGAAAGTTTAACGGATCTTCCCGGTGCAACCGTTCCCAATCTGGCTCTTGCGGCATCAACTGTTGCAGTTGTGAGTCAAGCGCTTCGATCAGGGTCGCGTATTGCTGGCGTTCCGTTCTTACTGCCTCAGATTCTTGCTCGAATGCGACCTTCTCCTCGCGGAGTTGGTTCATTCTACGCGAATAATCGGACTGTCGCTGGTAACCCTCCAGAGCTTCCTTCAACGGGATCTGCTGCGTCTGACCGTCGATCTTGACGGTTACGAGCGATTCCGGTGACAGATTCTCTTCTGTGCCACCTTCTTGGTCCCCGACATACTCGGTCTCCTCAATGCCGTCTGACGCTTCTACAGCGTGACCTTCATCTTGCACTGGAGTCTCTTCGACCTCATCTGCCGTCGCCTCGGCCTCTTGTGCCTCGGCAGGAGCTGCTTCCTGCTGCGCCGTGGGTTTCGGCTCATCGCCTCCCAATAGTGCCGCCATACGGTTTGCAGCTTCTGGTATACCGATTTCGCGGGTCTGCGACTGCTCGGTTAAACTCATTAGTAAATACTCCTAAATTATCGCCCCTTCAAGCGGCGGTTAAACGCGACTACATCTGGGGCTGATGCCATCGTGTCAATCTGCCCCTGTAGATCCGCGATGGCACGTATCATTAAATACGCCTCATCCCTTGCCTCGGAGTCATCTGGATCTGATGACATCCACATCTCTGTATAGTTTTTCTTAAGAGCGTCGAACAAAGCCTTGGTAGTGATACTGTTTTTCAGCGCTACCGCAGCTCTATGAAGATCCGCTTCCTCAACCATACATCATCCCCTGTGGCATCATCGGCTGTGGTGCCGGTTGCTGTAAGATCGCCTGCTCACGCTGTGATTGTAGATTGAACATTGCTTCGATCTCTGCGCGCTGACGGTTCACTTCAGCGTTAATCGTCGCAACATCGACCTGTGAGCCATACTTTGCCTGAATCTCGGCAGCTCTGAGCATCACGTCTGCGATCAACTGGTCACGCTTAAGATCTGCGTCTGCCTGTGCCTTCTTGGTCTCAAGTTCCTGCTTCGCGGCAGCAATGAGAATATCGGCACGGGTCTTCTCTGCTTCAACCTGTGCAAGCATTTCTGCTGGGTCTTGCTTCTTCTCAGGAGCCATAGACTGCATGAACTGCTGTACCTGCTCTGGAGATGGCTCAGAGTAGAACTGAGCCGGGTTCTGGAAGCCAGCCAACTGCGTTACTTGGTTCAATGTCGAGATATACTGCTGGATCGATACCATCGGGTTATTCGGTCCATACTGCTGGAGAATCTGCTCCTGCTTCGCGGCAATCTGCTGCAAGAACATCATCCGTTGCTCATCTGAGCCACGTCCGAGAGCAATATTCACGATCATATCCATATCGGCTGTCCAGCCACGCGGATCAATCGGAACAAACTTGTTACGCAAACGGATAATCTTAGGCTTGTCCTGATGCTGAACAACGAGACGCAGAAGACCTTGGAAGCACTGCTTCAAACCGTCAGCAAACAGGCGAGCGATCATTTCGATGCGCTCCTGCGACGAGGACAACTGAGCCTGCACCGCTGCGCTTGTCGTGCTTTGGAGAGCCTCTGCATCCAAGCCTTGAGACGCACGAGAAAGACCTGTGCGCTGTGTCTTAATCTCGTCCACATAGGCCATAACGCCAAGTGCAGGTTGGCCCACAAACGGTGTCGCAAACGGCACAACTGCACCGGGATTACGGGCACGGATGATGGCACCGATCTCGTTGTTGAGCAGGTCATCCATGTTGACTTGGCCCTCAACTGCAAGAGTCCGAGGTCGGATAGACTGAGCCAATGAGTCAAGCGTGTTACGCATGATGCTCGACTTGATCAGTTGCAGGTCCATCGTTTGATCTGCAATCGACTTACCGAAAATCGTGTGCGGTGTTGGGTCTGGTGACAGAAGAGCGAATGGTGCTTCTGTTACGATCTCTTGGTGGACGATGTAACCGCCATTACCGACCGTGCATACCTTATGCAATTCTGCGATACCGTCACCGTCTTTATCGATGCGGATATAGGCTTCGACGTAGTAAACCCGATCTGTTGACTCGTCGTTACCGTTAGAAATTCCAAAGAATGTTTGGTCAGCAGGATTACGCACAAGCGTTTCCATGTTCAACTCAAACCCACCTGAACCAGCGTTCATCTCGATCAGGTCTTTGTCGTAACCCATCGCCACAAGCTCAGACACAGTTGCCAGTTTGCGACGGCCAACGAGCAACGCATCTTTAATGTTGTTTGCCTGATTATCGATAATGAATTGCTCAACTGGGATACACTCAACCACATAGCGAGGCTCGCGAATGACGCGCTTAATCCGCATCGAGATCATCTGTGGCATCATCATAACGTCAGGCGTCATGGTCACCACATTATCGCGCTGCATGATTGACTGCTCTTCGGTGTACTCAAGAACAGTAACGCTCGGATCTTGCGCGATCATCGCAGCTTCTTCCTGCGACAAACCAGAGTAGCTGTATTCCTCAACAGTTTCTTCGTCTAACTTATACCAAGTCAGAACGCCGTCTTTCAGAATAAGCGCATCTTTCATCGCATCGTGGAGAATGCGGAAACCGGGGTTCTCTTGCATGAAGATGTAGTTGATGAAATCGGTCTGCTGTTCGGCAGCTTCTACGTCTTCAGCCGTCTTCGGAACAAACTCTAAAACTTTATCGCCGCCGGTAAAAATACGGAGCAACGATGGGAGCATCGCGAGAACTGTGTCGCGCACTTCTGTGAGCACGACCTGCGAGCTGCCCTCTTCCTCGTTACCGAAAGCGTTGCCCAGATAGTAGGACATCGCGGCTTCGCGCTCTGGGGCGATATAGGTATCGATATAAATTGATGCGTCTTCGATGGACTGGCGAACGCGAGAGCGAAACTCTTCCTCGTCCATCGGCTGGTCTTGCATACCCGGTGTCAGGATACCCGTATCATCGTCATAGGCACGGGGAGTCGAAACATTAACGGGAATGTTGTCGGGGTCATATCCTGAGATCGCCATGCCTTAAACCTTTCTCACGCGCCACCACTTCCAGCCGGTCTCTGAGCCAACCTCGTGCTTGGGCAGTAATTCTTTCACAGCCTTAGATACACCATCGAACGGGTAATCGTCACCTCCCATGACTCCGCCCCGTTTCAGCTTAGGCATCCACGCTTCGATATCAGCCTTCACTTCTTCGTATTCGTGACCCGCATCGACCCACACAAAATCGACTGACTCGTCCTCAAACTTTGACGCGGCAGAAGCACTATCAGACCGGATAGTGGTCATCTTAAGACCCTCGATCTTCTTCATGTTCGCTTTAAAGATTGAGTACACCGACTTCAGCTCCGGGTCATCTTTATGGACTTGGTCTGAACCTTTCCAGTGATCGACGCAATGCAACTGTATGTCTTTGCCAGAGTTTACTATTTCGACACCAAGATATGCAGAAGAGCGCCCCTTCCAGCAGCCGATTTCAACGAACACGGCACCGCTTTTAGGAGCACTCAGAACTGCTTCGCGATAGGGTTTGGTGAAGTTAAACCAACCCTGAATCTCTTCGTAGAAGTGGTTCATTTCTTCTTTTTCGACATGCCTGCTTCAGAAAGAGCGATAGCAATCGCCTGCTTGCGGCTCTTGGCTAATGGAGCTTTCTTCGGGCCTTTAGGATTAACGCCAGCGTGAAGCGTACCCTTCTTGTACTCACCCATAACCTTAGCGACTTTCGACTTACCCTTCATCGGAAACTCCTTAAAGATCAACATGTTCGTGCATGAACTCTAGCACACCGATATGTCTTACTTGTTTCGAGACATCATGGTCAATGTAGACCTTGAAGCCTGCCTTTTGCGCTTCACGGCAGAAGTACATGTCCTCGCCGATATACGCCTTCCAGTCTGGCGAATAGCCAATCTGAAACCACGGTTCTGCCATATTACGGAACACGTTTGCCTTAATCAGCATACAGCCCATACCGACAGCATCAACTTCTTCTAACCCTGTCTTTGAAGAGTCAGACGTAACATACTGTAACTTCTGGAAATTTTTAAACGCGACAGTCTTAACAGGTAACCGGCGCGTCGCATAGTTTGCCGCGACAATGTCCAAATCATGCCGCATCAGAGACACAATTACATCAGACGGAAACCGCATATCGCTGTCGAGAAACAGGATGTAGTCAGCACCGCCTTCCAAGGCCATGCGGACCAACTTCATCCGCTGATCAGCAATCAGAGTACCGCTGACCATGTGAATGTCGAAGCGAATACCAGCAGGAACGCTGGCATACCACTTCGCGGAAAGCACAGCGAGATCCTTCGCAAAACCGGAGTGGACCTCGTCCCTAGCCGGTATACAGATTGCCAAATTCACTTAGTCTACCTCACCCTCAGACATATCTTCTTCCTCATCCATAGAACTGTACTCGTCCTCGGACTCTGAATCCTGCTCTGTCTCGTCGGTAATAGGGCCGCCAACAATCCACGCATCGCATGTCCGAGCTGCCGCGCACTTAAAGTCAAAGATTTCACAGAAACCGAGATCACCAGCATCGACAACATCCATCGCATCTTGTGCACGTGCATCCTTGCCCTCTAATCCCTTCTCGATGCAGCCCATCATGTGAGAGGTCTGGCTAAAAGCGGCGCAGTTACCGCAACGCTGAGACTTCGCCTCATCCGGTGATACGTCCCACATCTTGGCCTTCATAGCCCAGTAACGGTCATTCGGCTGATTCGGGTCCATCGGGCCGTAGTGGGCCTTGTCGATAGCCTTACCGCGATTCTGTAAGTTCACCGTAATATCGTTCGTAGCGACCGGACATGCTTCAACCATTTACTTACCCTTGTTTCTTGCAGAGATAGCCTTAGCCTTCTTCCGCGCGTCTTCCTTTGACGAAGCACCCCATGCCTTCAAGGACAGGAGCAACCGCGTCGGCTTACCTTTATCATCTTTCTCTGGTCCCGGCATGTTCCCCATACGCGCCAGAAACGAAGCACGACGGGGATTATCGCCTGACTTTACCGGTGCCTTCAAGTTCATGCCTTCAGCCTTAGCTGACGCGCGCCCCTTGGCGTTTAACCCCCCGGCTGGGTTCTTGCCTTCCTTACGCTGCCACGCAGGTGTTTTAGCCATTACGCGCCTCAGTTCTTCACAAGGACAAGGATAAACATGCTGGAGCAGGCATTGTTCGCGGCAGCGCCAACAGCTTGTGCTTCAATCGTAGTCTTTTCAGGGATAGAAACAGGATACTCAAACGCATAGTCAGCCGCTCCATTGTTCAATGTAACGATAGCAGCAGTGCGACGGATATCGTCTTGTCCTCTCGTCACCAATCGACCGGTTACAGCGTTAGAACCAGACACCTGACCAGCAGAAAACAAACCTTGTTCAAGATACGCCGTATAGCCAGCAGGAACAGTATAGCTGCCAGTTATACGAGCATTGTAGTCAAGTAGGATCACGTCATACACAGTTGTTGGAACACCCGCTGTCACTGTGCCAGTCCCGATATAGATGCTACCTGCTGCGCTTTTACCTGAGCCAGCAGTGGCAACGTAGAAATTATTAACGTGCAGAAAAGACTGAGTCGTAAGCACCGCTGTCTGCCCATTGAGCGTCACTGTCTCAGAAATAACAGCATGGTTTGCGTCAAGCCCTTCGATATACACAGTACGTGCACCTGTACCGGCAGCCGTATCGTTTGCGCTGTCAGATGACACCTTCATCTGTAATGCGGCAGACGGAAACGTGAGAATCCCGCCATAAGGCCAAACTGTCTCAACAGATGTGTCAACGTCAGAGTTATACCCAAACACGACTACTGACTGGTGCTGTGCGATCTGTCCGCGCGCTACCTGTAAGTTAAAAGGCTCAGTGCGCTTGTTCTGGGAAATTGAGAAATTGTCTGCGATGTTAGCCATAGTAAACCCCTCATACGATACCGGAAATCTTCCTCTTGAGCGGTTTTCCCCTTACCCAAGGTGTGCCACGTCCACCGACTAGCGCCGCATTACCGGCGAAAGTCAAGCAAACCGCGTCAGCCAAGTCAGGCGACCGCATCCCGCGTTTCTTCATCGCGTCCTTGGACTCTACCACAATCTTACCGGACGAGGAAAAGTTATACCGGGGCGCGACTAACTCATGGCGCAACGTCTGGTCATTCGGGATACGCACAGTTCGAGTAGCGAGCCAATCCTTCACCGCAAGCCACAGTTCATCCCTGAGCTTATTAGCATTAGGGTTCATGGCTGAAGATTCAGCGACGTTCACATCCCTGACATTGTACCCCATCTCCCGTAACCTATCGGCTACACCGGAACCAAGACCAATGGTGTCCACGCAGATCTCAACCGGATTATCTGTGCGCGCCTCATTCACCACAGCACCGACCAACTGCATCAGATCAAGCCCACCCCATGACTTGACCTCCATCACGACATTGCCTTTCCGCTTGCAAAGAGCAGATCTGTCGGTGCCAAACCGCGCAACGTCTAACCCGTAGATCATCCCGTCTGACACATCGACCGGCACATCCCGCCCCATCGCCGTATCAACTAGCTCTGCCGCAATAAGAGTATCATTATCAGCAACAGCAAATTCTCCCAGTACGCGAATACGAAACGCATTGCTGCCCTCGCCATAGGTTGCCTTGATTTGCTCAACGAAGTCCTTCGACACCAATGGAATATCGAGACACGAGACGTGCATCGTGTCCCAGTCAGATGACAGCTCATGGTGCGTCCGGTAAAACAAGCCGCTATTACGCGTCGGGTTACCAATGAGAATTGTGCAAGCGCTGTGACCAGACATAGACCCTGCCGCTGCCTCGAACACGGGCTCTGGCACAGCGGATGCCTCATCCACAATCAGCAACACATTCTCTGAGTGAATACCGGCGAGGGCTTCTGGTCGCTCTGAGGACGAGGTACGCGCTGAGGCAAAGCTCGACTCTGGCGCTGCCTTCAAGCTAATCCGGTCACTCAGCACATCGAATGAGTCGCGCAATACAGGCGGCAGCTTGTTCACTTGCGCTTTCAGTTCAGAGAACAACGCATCGAACAACTGCCCCGCTGTAGGCGCGGTCATTACGCATTTCTGTGGGAACCGCGTACACATGACCCAGACAATGGCCCACGAGCACACAGTACTTTTACCAACACCGTGACCCGCGCGCACAGAGATGCGCCGCTTTCCTGCCGCGATCTTCCGCAACAGTTCCTCTTGCCACTTTAACGGGTTCTCTTGCAGCACGACGCGGACAAACTTGACCGGATCATTGCGATACAGCCGAATGAAATCGTCGAACTCTTTAGCGTCAGCAGAAGCCTTGCTCATTTCTCAGACCTACTCACTATCTCTTCAGCGTACATCATCAGATGATCGAAAGCCGCGTAAGTATAACCGATAGCCATGTTGAAAGCATCGCTCTCACCGGCTGACTCCATCATCGTCGCGATCTCTTCTCTCTTTCTCAGTTGATCGATCAACTTGAAGTAAGACGGAACGAGCATCTCCAATAGTTGTTCAGCTTCGCTTTTCACTGAGTGGCTCTCCCCATTTCTCCTTGCCCATCACCCATCCCTCAGACCATGCCTTATGCTGGTCAGTGCCGACCTCAAAAGGATTATGGTCAAATGGGCACCCGTATCGGAATGACAGCATCGCGTCAGCCTTCACGGTATTCAGGCTGTTGACGAGCTTATCCCATTCGTTAATCGGTTTCAGATTAGTCTTCCACATCTGCGTCTCCCTACGGCAATATGCAAATCCATTCCCCATCTCCAATTCTATATCGTGTATGTGTTTTGCGATCCTTGTCCTTACATTTAGCTTGCTCAGTCTGAGTTGGAGTACGAGCTTCAGGTCGAGCGCCAATGTAAATCTTACCATCAACTCTGTAGCACTGCTCCTCGCGCACCCAAGGACCAAGGTCAGAGTTAGTCAGATATTCGCATGGAACTGACTCCATCACTTAGCCCTCATCAGCTTCTTCGTAAAAGATAAAAGTAATTCATGATGCGCGCCGCCATGCCAGTACTTCTGCATATACGGTTTCGCGTACCACTTATGCTGCGACTCAAGGTGGCAACCAATGAGACCAACGCGGCCCTGAATAATTGCCATAGGTAAGCCATTCGCGTAACGAGCATGATGCTGGCAACGACCATCGCCGACAAAAGTAGGCCCATCATAGAAGAAGATTTTCTCATCTCGGGTACCCCAACTCACTTGAGCCACTGTGGGATATGATCGCTTAATGTCGGCAGCAGTGCTCTTGATATACTGGACAGGCTCAAGGCCAGAAAGAAGATCAAAATAATTTCTCCCAGCCCAGTAGGCCCCCATACAGATACCCAAATACTTGCCACCGCGAGATATGAAATCAGCAATCTCATTCGTCTCTCTCCGCTTGAAGCAGTCAAAGAATCTGTAATACGCATTACCAATTCCACCGGGAAACGCGACAATATCTGCATCGCGTAACGGATCATGTGCCAAGTCATTTTCATCGAACAGCTTAATCGCAAAGTCACCCGATAACGCCTCGATCATACCGTCAACGCAATCCTGCGACGCGACAGGATCATGGCGAAAGATGGCGATTACCGATTTCACTAACTCTACTCTGCAAACAGCCACAGCGACGCAATGTTGCTGACAGTCGCGCAGAGAAAGATAACCATCCACGCATACTTGCCCTCAATGCCAAAAGACGCAGCAATAGCAAAATCAAACAACGCCATCGAAATGATCAAGTGCTTGCCCATTACTGTTCCCTCGTCACTTCTTGCACAATGCGGATCAGCTTTGCGTTCTCGCGGCGTAGGTCCATCACAACATCGAGAGAGTTATCCCGCTGCGTCTCAGCAGAAGCCAACCTCTTACGCAGATCTACAATGTGCGCCATCGTCTCATCATCGCAATGCCGTAAAGCCGCCATCTTACGCTTCGAGTCAAAGCCAACCATCACTCACCCTCCTTCAGCGCGGCGTTTGCTACATTAATCATTTCTATAATTATTTGAGCGTAATACTGCTTGTCTATTGGCGGAGTAGCATTATGGAATGGGTTAAGTTTGATTATTTCCCAAAATTTTACTCGCAACCGTTCAATCTCATCGGC